AACTGCCGACTAGGCGTAAGTATTAAGGGAAGCGGAGATTATACCGCTGCCTATCCAGCTCCTACTTCGGTGGATTCTGCTGCACCAGGCACAGCGAATAACGCCAAAAATACAGATTTTACTTTGAGCAGTTTAACCGTAGGAAACCTAATCAAAGTGCGAATTGGACGAGAAGGAGGTCACGCCAACGATACAATGGCGGCAACAGCGAATGTAATGATGTTTGTTGTATTCGTCTAACCAATGAAAGAACTTATTGATATTCTTCAAAAACAGAAAGAAATGTTATGGTCAGAAGTTGAAAAACTATCAGTAGATGAAGAAGATTTAGAAAAACGACTTGAAATTATTAAAAAAAGAAAAAAACAATATCAGAAACAATATGATCAATTAGTTGAAATTATCGAGGATTTAGAAAATGACTCTTGAAGAAATCAGACAGGAAAAAATGAGAGTTTACAAAAGAAAACAGGAGCTTCAACAAGTTGTAAGGATGTTTGAAGAAGAACGGCAGCGTCATTTAAATCAAGCTGAAGAAGCACGAAATAAAAAAGTCGAAAATCAGGGAGCCTTACTTCGCGTAGAAGAAGAAGAGAACTATTGGGCAGCTAAAGAGCAAGAATTTCTTCAAAAAGAAAAAGAGGAAGTCCCTTCAGTAGATCCGAAAAAAGAAGGAAATGGGAAAAACGTTCATCGATTGAAATCTTAAATCATGGCATCCATTAAAGTTACCAAAGGAGATCTTGCTTATGCGTATAATATTAGAATCCAGCAAGGAACTGACTGGAGTTTAGATGTTACGCTATTGGATTCTAATGGGAATGCAGTAAATCTTACAGGAGCTACTTTTAAAGGTCAAATTCGAGATACTTTTGCTCCAAAGGGAACAAAATTAGCAGACTTTACGATAACAATTGTTAATGCAAGTGCAGGATCATTAACAATCAATTCACCGAATACGACGAACGATTCTACTAAGATAACAGCAACAGCAGGTGTATACGATATAGAAATGACAGATTCTTCTGCAAAAATATCAAGAATTTTACAGGGTACTGTCGAATTTCTACCAGAAGTCACGGTCTAAGATGAATGAGTCAATTAACACTCTGGTTAAATGAGCATGAAAGTTATCATTTTGAGGCCCCCTCTCGTTCTCTTTCCCGTCAAATAGCTTCCCGCGAAATTTCTGAAGATTTTTATTTAACTGCTTTTGGTTATCTACCTAATCCTGACGACATCTTAAAAAAACTTAATAAGGACATGAAGGTCTATCGTGAACTTCTAACGGACCCTCATGTTTTTGCTTGTGTCAGTCAACTTAAACGAGGAATTCAATCCTATTCATATCGAATTGAACCACAGCAATTAACAAAAAAGAAGACATTAAAACTAATTGAAACCAGTTTTAGAAATATCAATAATTTTCATTTTGTTTCTTTTATTGTTGATGCAAAATTGTGGGGTTATCAACCCTTAGAAATTAATTGGATTTCTGAAGGAGGATGGTGGTTACCAGGTTCCAATAAGGCAAAAAATTTAAAAGCTATTGAAGCTAAACCTCCGTGGTGGTTTAATTGGGCTCCTGATAATCGGATTTTATTCAAAACAAAAGAAAATCCATTTCCTGGTATTTCGATACCAGATGAAAACTTTCTTGTCATTCAACATATGTCTACTTATGAACGTCCTCAAGGATTTCCACTCTTATCTCTGGTTTTCTGGCCGGTATCTGCAAAAAAGAACGGAGCAAAATGGTGGATAAAATTTGTTGAAAAATATGGAATGCCCTGGCCGATCGCTAAACATCCGAGGGGACTTGGAGAACGAGAGATTTCCGCTATTTTGGATGCACTTGACAAGCTCTGTCAAGATGGAGTCGGAACTGTGCCGAATGATTCTTCAATCGACTTTCATGAAAGTAGCGGTAAAAGTTCCGATATTTACGAGCGATATGAAATATTTTGGAACAACGAAATTTCAAAGGCTCTGCTAGGTCAAACGCTTACCGTTGAAATGCGGGGGGCAGAATCAAGCTCCTATGGAGCCGCAAAAACTCACCAGGAGGGAATGAACCTAGCAGAATTAGCTATTAAAGCGATGGCAGAGAATGCAGGAAATGAGTTAATCGCTAAAATAAATGAACTAAATTTTGATGATCCTTATCCTCCGATTTATTGTTTATATCGAGAAAATCAATATGAAACTCTTCTTAAAGATACAAAGGTCATTGAAGGATGGAGTCGAGAAAAAGGAGCAACACAGCGTCGCTTTTCGACTCAGTATTATCTAAGAAAATATGGATATAATCCAGAGGATATTGAAGAAATTCCTAGAACTGAAAAGCAAGGAATTTATGAGAGTCAGATGAAACTACCAGAAGACTATGAATCCTAATCTTAAAATCGGAACTGCTCTTGATCCTACACTATTAGCAGAGTTAGCCGGATTAAAGCTCGATCCGTGGCAAGAAGAAGTTCTACTTTCTCAGGCTCCAAAGATTATCTTAAATTGCGCTCGACAATCAGGAAAAAGTACAATAGCTGCCTTAGCTGGATTTCATAACACAATATCTCGCTCTCACGCGCTTACTCTAATTTTATCTCCTAGTTTGCGTCAGAGTCAGGAACTTTTTAGGAAAGTTCGTCAGTTTTATGCGATTTTGAAGGAAGTTCAACTTCCAGTTACGGAAGAATCAGCACTTAAATTAGAATGTGAAAATGGATCAAGGATCATTTGTTTACCTGGTAAAGAGGAAACGATTCGAGGATATTCATCAGTTTCGCTTCTGATCATTGATGAAGCAGCTCGAATCGAAGATAACCTTTATTATTCAGTTCTTCCAATGTTAGCAGTTTCAAAAGGAAAACTGATTTTACTTTCTACACCGGCAGGAAAAAGAGGAATTTTTTGGCAAGAATGGAATTCAAAAGAAACCTGGAAAAAAATTTTAATAAATGCTTATCAAAATCCTCGAATCGATCAGAATTATCTTGAAAATTTACGCGATCGCATGTCAGATTGGGCTTTTCGTCAGGACTTTTTATGCGAGTTTATTGAAAGTGAAGATCAGTTTTTTTCATTGACTGCGATTGAAAGAGCCTTTGACAATTCTATAGAACCGATGGAGTTTTTCAATTGAGATTCCTATTCGGATTAGATCTAGGAAAAACAAAAGATCCATCTACATTGACTTTAATCGAGCAGACATCAGATCTATATCTATTGAGGAATATCCGCAGTTTTCCTTTACATACTCCCTATCCACAGATTGTAAGTTTTCTGTTTGAATGTCTAAACAAAGAACCATTCAAAGAAAATCATACTCTTGTGGTAGATGCAACAGGAATCGGAACTCCGATTATTGATTATCTTCGAGAAAAACTCTCTGTAATTTCTGTTCAAATCACGGGAGGTTACAATGTTGTCGAAGTGAATTTAGTTGACTATCGCCTACCAAAGCGTGATTTAGTTGGCGCTTTAGCAATTGTACTAGAATCAGGCCGGCTAAAAATTGCAGGACAAATGGATTTAGCTAGAACTCTAAGAAATCAACTTATCAGTTTCAGAGTCAAAATTGGAACACAAGGTGAGGATTCTTATGAAGCGGATCGAGGTAAACATGACGACATGGTGATTGCTCTAGCTTTGCCTCTTTGGTATGCAGAACAATTCAAAATGGGGGGGAATATTCATAGCCGTCCTTCTCGAAATGAAATTCCGATTATTTCTACTTTAGACAGAGAGCAGAATTTTAATTGGGATCTGTGGTAAGCTACAAACTATTTTATTTTTTTAAATTCTGCCAAAATTTTACAACTATCTTGCTCGATTTTCAAATTCCGCACATTCTCTGAAGTAATTCAGCCGTTCTCCATAGAGATCAAGAAAAGCACATTCAACAATAGTCATGCTCTGTTCTTGATGAAAAATCAAAGTTTGATATATTTCATACAAAGCTACTTCTCGTATAAAGCTGAAAAATTCCCATATTTCATCTGGTTCCATTTATTTATTTCATTCTCCTTTCAATGATTCTAAAGCTTGAATCACATCTCCTAAAGAGCGAGCAATAATTGTAAAACCTCCTGCTGTTTCGATCATACCGATTGTTTTTCTTTTTGGCAAAAGAGACAAGGATCGACTGATTCCCAATTATGTTTTGTACAATGATAAAATATATATCCCATATTTCAGCTCCTTTTAAAAGTCATAAATCCTCCCAGGCGCGGACACCCTTTCTATGAGAGGGAAGGGGAGGAGCGCCTTTTTAGCATCCGCTCACAAGGGGAGAGCCCGAAGGCCCTCCCCTCTAAGCGGTCCCCGTAAGGGGCTGGTAACGCTCCGAATGAGATCGGAGTCTCTCCTCGCCAATGTTATCCGAGCTTTTTACATCCGGCACACTGGCCTAAACCCCTTACACCTGTTTAATGCCGGACGACACAAAGTGCCTGGAGCTGGCGAAGCACCCCAGGGTGTCCTGACTCAGATAACGTAGCCCGGTAGCCCGAAGGCCCTGGCTGAAGCTGGTCAACGTGGGGCCTGTTCAGGATTGCTTCCGGACAAGCCCGTCCCCTTTAGGGGACGGGTAGTTGACTTATAGGTTTATCGCGATCTGGAGTGAGAATTTTCTTTAATTCTGGGCTTAAATTATCCCATGTTTTTTTATCTGATTTCATTATTGCATTCCTTAGTTTTTCCTACAATCTCTAATAGTTTATCTCTCATTTTTTGATATGCTTTTTGATATGTCGCAGTTTTAGCGTCGGCGTCGGCGGCGTAGGCGGCGGCGTAGGCGGCGGCGGCGTAGGCGGCGGCGTCGGCGGCGTCGGCGGCGTAGGCGGCGGCGTAGGCGGCGGCGTAGGCGGCGGCGGCATCGGCGGCGTAGGCGGCGGCGTAGGCGGCGGCGTAGGCGTCGTCGGCGTAGGAGGCGTCGTCGGCGTAGGAGGCGTAGGCGGCGGCGTAGGCGGCGGCGTAGGCGGCGGCGTAGGCGGCGGCGTCGGCGGCGGCGTAGGCGGCGGCGTAGGCGGCGGCGTAGGCGGCGGCGGCGGCGGAATTTCGCCAATCCTCTTGAGAAATTCGCTCTCCTAAAATCTGTCGTTTATAAAGATTGGCTACCTGATTTATTACCTCTGTACGGTTAGTTTTGGCAAACCGGATAATACCTTCTTTAGGATCTATTAAAAGCCAAAGTGAAAACTTCGGCCACCAGAATACCGGATTAACACCAACTGGCACCGCCTTCAAAAATTGCAAAGGCCACTTCTTCGCTTCTTCGTTTGAAAGTCGCTCAAAAATTAAATCTACAATCCTTACAATTATCCGAGGAATCCCTGTTAGTTTTTCAAATTCTGAATGCGGATTTTTTCCGCTATGCGTAACACATCCGATTGCACAACCTTTCCCATTTTCCCAATAATACCCTTTAACCAATTCATCTGCATCATAATGAGATTGCATTTGAGTAATAAAATGATCTTTTAAGGATGAATTATCATGCCAAGTTTTCATAATAATTCCTTTCTTTGATTTCATGGCTTTTTCAGAATTTTCTCCGCCGACCGTCCCACGATGTAACCACCCATGCTAATATCCAAAAAATACCAGATTTGATCTGGTAATGGTGGTGGATTTGTGCCAGCGACAGCAGGTAGAAGCGTATAAAAAAAGACAATTGCCGTAAACGCGAGCATGGCAATGGGCCGCCATGCTTTCTGAATCCAGAGATCACCCTTGGCCTCTGCCAGTAAAACCTGAACCTGAGCATCAAGCTCCTGTTCGAGATTCTTGTAAACTTTTTCCATAAGCTCTTTTTGAATCTGAGACGTCAAGTGATTCGAGACGTTTTTGTCTGGAATCACGCGATCTATTACTTCTGCAATCGGGCCTATGAGTTTTCCGATGATTGCTATAAGACTCATTTTTCCAACTCCTTTAAAATTTCAGAGAGACCGGGAATATCTTCTGTTTGAATTTCGCCGAGAATCCACTCAAGAGCAGCCAAGAAACCATTAGGCAAAATATCTGAATATTCTTGATGTTTCAGAATACCTTTAAGGAGTTTTTTTCCTGGGAGAGGTTTAGATTTTGATTTAGAAATAGTTTCGATAACAGAATTTTTTCTGATTTTGCTTTTGCCATTATTGTCTTTGGCTTTCTCAAGTTTTAACAACTCTTCTTTTTGCTGTTCATGGGAAAACTTGGCTAATAATGTAGCCGTAGAAGGAGCCAAATCGCCATTGACAATTTTTGCTTTAATGGTTTCATCCAAATCAAAAAACATAAGCCATTGAGTAACTGTCGCCATTGATACATTAAAAAGATTAGCAATCTCAGGTTTTGTGTAACCGAAATTTAGGAGTTTTAGAGCTTTTTCAGCTCTTTGAACCCATTCATCGCTCCTACGAATCTCATTAGCAGAAACCATTATTCCTGCGAGATTCTTATCTGATTCTCTCTTGGGGGCAAGTACCGAAATTCTCAGAGGTTTACTACCTTGAGCCTCTAATCGTTTGTTTGCCTCTCTGGCATGTCGGACCCGCTGTTTACCGTCAAGAACCTCGATATTTTCTCCGTTTTTTCTGACTAAAACAGGTTCTAGTACTCCGAATGTCATTATATTTTTTACCATTGCCTCATCAAGAGGCAAATGAATCCGCGAATCATAAAGAGGATGATTCTCCTTATCGGGAGTGTCTAGTCCGATGATAGTTAACTGCGCTGGGTCCATCAAAAATAGATCCGTTCGAGTTGCATTAGTAATCGCTTGTTTGCTCATGTTTTTCTTCAAATTATGGGTTATTTTTGCATTCGACGATCATTTTTCCTCATCCGAAAGATCGATTTTCGATTTTAGAGCCAATTCAACGTCTTCTAGTTTATATGCTACAAATGCCAGTCCTCCATTATCGCGGATCATCTGCCAAAATTGTAATTGATCGAGAGTAAGCTTGTTTTTCCCGATTTTTACTTCAATCGCTAATAATCGACCATTCGGAGGAATTATTCCCAAAATATCGCTGCTTCCTTTGAATCCATAGCGATGAAATCGATGCTTTCCTTTGTGTTCACCGACAAAAGCACCGGTATTATTTCGCCATGCAGGAATATGGTGAAGTTTCAGATACTCAAGAATTACGGCTATAAGCTGAGTTTCAGTCATATAATTTTATCCTTATTTAGCTCTTTGATTCCAAGCTTTTTATGCTTCAAAATGTTTTTTGATTATTTTGTGACAGAGCGTACATGGTTTTACTAGATCCACCGAAGTCCAGCTAGTTATGAGGATTTTCACTTGTTTCCTTTCTTTTTGGTGGATGGATTTTTTTCCATTCTTTAGGAGTTAAAGGGAAAAAAGTTGAATATTCTGTTTGAAGCTTTTCACGAATTTCTTTGATTTCTTGCAGAGAGAGTTCTTTTAAATCATAGACATTATGACCGATATAGTCAATGATTTTATCCATCATAAATTCTGATTTTATTTTGGCTGTTTGAAAATCCTGAATGAGAGCTGTTATCAGGATTTTGAAAAGTTCAGCTTCTTCTTTTTTAAGAAAATCGATAACAGATTTTCGTTCTTCTGAGGTAAGATCTTTTCTGCTTTGAATCGGAGAGCCATTTTCTCTTGGGATAATTGATCTAATTTTTTCCAGGCAAGCCTCTTTCGAGGTGATTCCCATCGATTTAAGGAGAGATGAAATCAAAATTATATCTTTTTTTTGTTCCGGTGTCATTGATTCAGAATTGGAATCGACAGGTTTGATTTCTTGTTCTTGTGGAGAGGGGAATTTTTCTTTTGTTTCCAGGATTTCTACATCAATCACATCTTCTACTAAACCTCCAGAAATTTCATCAGCTGTGTAAAGGCCGGCGAGAACGTCAGGAAAACGGTCTCTCACTGCAAAAGCAAGCGCCCTAGCCCTGAGCATTCTCTGTGGAAATCGCTGCCAGTTCTCTTTTCCTGTTAGTCCCGCTTTCCTCGCATCTTCCCAAGTAAAAACTGAAATTTTTTCACTATATCCCCGCCGTTTTAATTTAATCACCGCTTTTTCGGTATTACAGTCATTATCATCGAAATTTTCAACTTCCCCCGTTCTCATCGCGATAGCCAAAAGAAGATCGGCAGAGAGTGTCGGCCGACCATTGACTATTGCGATGTTCTGAATTGCCCTCATTGGCGGAATACCTAACTCGTGACCCATCTGAAGGGCCACAAGTACCTGACTTGCTGTTCGGAAACCAGAAGGCATAAGTCCCGATTTCACGAATACATCTGCCATCTTTAGCTTTTCAGCTAAAGTCTGAGGCATTAGATGCGATATAGAAATTGTCACTTCTTGATTCATTTTGTATCTCCTATTTTCTTTTTGATTTCCTTTCATCTAAATATACACATTATATTACAATTGTCAAGAGAAAAATATTGACAATGTAAAAAAAATGTATTATCTTTATATAAAGGAGTAAAAACATGGAAGAAAAAGAAAATCGAAAATCTGAAATCAGCTTCGATAACATTGATTACGGAACCATGAAAGAAGGAAAAACAATCTGTGTGCGTTTACCCAAAGACCTCCATCTTCTCGTAAGTCAAATTGCAAAAAAGAACAACCGGACTAAATCCTCCATTATACGCACAATTCTGTCCGATTATCTGACAGCCTAAAATTTTCTGTTTTTTTCTCTTGACAATCTCGTTCCGAAGTATTACATTTATATTACAGTGATAAAACAAAGGAGAAAAAAATGATAGTTTGGTTACATTTCATAGGACAACAGTACTACAAAAAAAAGGAATTTATTAGAGAGGCAAATTTGCTCGAATTCTGCCGACGAGTCGCAGCAAACGTCGCCTGCAAAATGAACTTCGGGGATATGATCCTCTTTGCCCAAAATACAGATCGGTCCGGGGCAGAAATTTTCTGTCAAGGAAAAATCATCGGAGTCCGCTCTGATATCCCTCTACAAAAACTGAAGGAAAAAGGCATTACAATCGATTTATATCCAGGAGAATATCTTCCCGGCATCCCAGAAATGAGAGAATGCGGAAAAATAATCTGCGGAACCCGAGGAATAACAGAAGATTCTCTACCTAAAATCGCTGACGAAATAATAAAGGAAAATCCCAAAGCAAAGATGTTCGTAATCGGCTCTCTAATTGAAAAATCAGATACTTTTGATTTTCCATTCTTCCTGAAAAATGTTCCTTTCCGACAAGGCTTTAGAGAATTAGATTCACAATCTCTTATCAAATGCTATCAAGAAAAAAAGTTTGAAATCGCTAAATCCAATAACCCTCAAAGACCAGTTAGAATCTATGGATTATTTTATCCCAGTGGAAAAAACCCAGAAATCAAAATGACTGTCGGAGAAATTCAAGAAATTACTGACTACCAAAAAAAGGAATGACATTCCTTGATGTCAAATTGGCTCTATAATCAACGATCACCTCCTAGATCGTCCCTCCCTTCAATTAAAAGAAGATCACCGATTATAGACCATTTCCAATTTGTAACCCATTGTTTTTAAAAGAAAGATAGAAAGGAAATCCTCTAATGAACGAAAAATGCGAAAACTGCCGATTCTGGAAACAAGATCCAACAAAAGAACTGGAAAAAATAGGCTGGTGCCGTTATTGGCCTCCCGAAATATTTGAAATCTCAGGTGCCTTTACAAGTCGATTCCCATTAGTCAAACCTGAAGATTGGTGCGGACAATATCAACTTGTTCAAAATATCCATACAACAGAAGAAAGAAAATGGTATGAAATAACAGAGAATATCGATCTTCTTCGCAGAGAAGCAGATTACAGAAGAAACAAATTGGGACTTTCTATCGACGATGCAGTTATAATATTCCAAGAAATCACAAAATCTAAATCTGGAGGAGAACTCAATTACTGGAGAAAAATCCATCAAAAATTCGATGCCCTCGAAGAAAAAAAGGAGAATAGAACCGATGCACCTGTGGAAACCAAAATATCCTAATCCCGAAAACTGGGAATTCTGGATAACCGACTCTCTAAACCGCTTTCTAATGATCCTGCTTACAATAACAATCGTCTTCGCGCTCGGCGTCCAACTTGGTATTCACCACGGCCGTCAACTCGAAAAAAAAGAATGCCAAAAAGGAGTAATAAACAATGATGAAAGCAATCACTGATTTACCACATCCATCCAAACGAAAGATCTTCTGAATTCGACGATGAAGATCCTTGATACCCCCTTCTTAAAACCCAACCACTAATCAACTATTCCTAATTTCTATGCCCTAAAAAGCCTCCAGATTAAACGATCACCTCTCTGATAGCCTCTTCCTCCATCATAAAAACGATCGTGCAATAGCGGTCAAATTTGACCCCTTTAAATCAATGTCACCCCAAAACCCCCAAAAAACCAACACCAAAATCCGCCACTTCCTCTGTCCCCATAACCTAAAATCTCAATAAGCCCCAATCCCCCCCTATCCATCGCATTAAATTTTGTCACATTTTTTTTCACGCCCCTAATTCATTGACTTCCTTATCCTTTCTTCTCCAACTCTAACAATTATACTCTAATTGTAAAAAATTCCGCCCCCAAAACCCTCAATTTCCGGCCTGTCACATTGTCACATTTTTTTTACCCTTCTACTTCAATAACTTACGATTTAAACACCTTCAATTGATTTCCATCTGAACCCCAACCGACCAGTAACCCTATGCTTTTAAAGCGTTTTCGTAACTACCCGAAATTATTCACGATTCCGGCCACGGAAATCGAAAATGTGACAATGTGACAAACCCTAAAATGAAAATTCCTGTTAAAAATCACCCATCTCCAAAGTAGTTGAGATTCAAAAAACTGTCACATCGAAGACATAGGACCATATACTTTTACCTGCGCGCGCGTGAATAGTATCTACTGACAGTACATAGTATACGCGCGCATACGCGCGCAATATACCTTCCCTCCAATGTGACAATTTTTTGAAACCGAAAAACACACTCATCTATCTGATATTACTTGATTATCTGTTAAAATCATTTTGTCACATTGTCACATTTCCAATTTCCACGACCAAATTCCTGAATAATACCAGATATATACAATTTTTAACAAATTCCTCAATGATCCCGCCTACCTCCATGCCAACCCGCGAGGTTTCACTGTCACATTGTCACATAATCGCGTAAGTAGTTGAAATTATTAGGGTTTTTCCACTTTGCGGTATAAAGTGACAAAAGTGTAGGGTTATCCAACACTTCTAAAGTTCTTTAATATTATACAGTTAATAGCTGAATGTCGTTCTTCAGTTAGGTAGATATAATTAGTATTAAATAATTATATATTTGTGGGTAATAGTTTACCATTTTTCTGTTTTATTCAATATGAAAATATTTTCACAGGTGATGTGTTCAAAAATTGAACACATTTGTCATTTGTTAAACAGATAATTTTATGCTATAATGGGTGTATGAGTAGGAAAAAACCACACTTTAGATCTCTACCGTCGATTGAGAATCCGGCGGTGCCCTATTTAACGCATAAAGCGAAGAAAGTAGACATCTCGAAGTTTCGTGAGGCATTTTATTATGCGGTGTCATTGGAGGATATGATTGCTGTAGTACGTGAGCTGGTTCGACAAGCGCGAGGAGGTTCGCTTCCTGCGATTCATGAGCTGCTGGATCGTATTCTAGGCAAACCTACCCAGATTTCACATCATACTCGGGAAACGCAGAACGTTAACTGGGATAAGATGATCGGCACATTGATGGAAGTACTTGGTCCATATCCAGAAGCGCGTCAAGCTTTAGCTCGCCAACTACTTCAGAAATCGTTCATGGATGATCTGAAAAAAGACCAGGAAATCGTAGATTTAGTCGAAGAATTCTCAGAATCCGAGTAAAAAGCTTAAAATTGGACACGATATTGCCGATTTCTCATCGGGAATGTTTTGATGTTAAACGATTTAACATCAAATTATCTACCGACCGGTCGGTCGGAGCTAAAACTGTGGCGAAATTACCACATAGATGTGGCGAAATTGCTATATGTGGCAGAACTGCCACTGTGGTAAATTTACCACACCATTGCGGTAAAACTGCCGCGGGCTATCTACCGACCGGTTGGTAGATAGCCCCACTAGTTCTACCGGCCGGCCGATCGATAAGTCTCTTTCCTCTAATACCAGTATATATCCGTAGAGCAGAAATGTCAAGAGTTCATTTCAGACGGACATCGTTGATCGGTGTATTTTTTGTTGTGTCCCGGAAGAGTCCCTAATTTCCTGCTATTTCTGAAAATCAAAAAAAATCTTCTTGCCTGCTTTTTTTCCTTGACATTGTATTACAATCATATTATACTGTCCATAGAAATAGTAAAACAGGATAGTTTAAAGGAGTTTTCTATGAATCAGGAAGATATGAAAAAATTGGAAGAAGAGCTTGAAATATTGATCGATCGAAATGGTATTTCGTCAGTGCTTGAAGCGCTGGCACAAGTCTGTTTTGATAAATGGCAGCATGTTGAAGTTAACTGGCAAGATCATGGACTAGCGCGGCGTTGGCACAAACTAGCTGTGAAAATCGACCGACTTGTGACGATCGCCGATATTTAGCATAAATAAGGATAACAAAGGAGAAAAACAATGAAAGGCGTGATTACTACAAGGAACCTCAGACAAGCCGATCAAATCTGGCCGGGAATTCGTGAGTTTTACTATGCTTTCCCGGTCTATTTCCGGCCTCGCATGTTTCTGTCGCTGCTCTGGATTTATCTGGAGACGCAAGCTGAGAAAGGAGAAGATCATGATGCAGCATGAGCTAAAGATCTTTTGGCGGCCAGAGCGTAGTGAGCAGGGGAATGTTTACTCACTGTTCGTGGCTGTTTGTGATGTGTGTACATGGACATCGAAAGTATTTACGTCGGTAACGGAGGTCAGTACTCGGTGTCCTAGAGAAAGGAGGGAAAATGAGTCAAAAATGTCGTGAGTGCATGGGTTGGCAGACAGTAATTATCGAAGGGCCGACAGGTCGCCTCCGTGAAATTTCATGTCCGGTATGTGGAGGCAGCGGGTTTTCTGGGTGTGTAGTTTGCGAGGACACCCGCAAGGACTATGCCGTTCTGGAGGTCGATGGTATTCGGTTGGAAGCTGATGTCCTTTGTGTCGCTTGCGAAGATCGGCCATCTACTCCTCCACCGTGTCCCTGCGATCTGGCAGGTGAGCCTTGCCGATGCCGGCGCTTCGGCTACGGCATCGAGCATTGCCAGAATGGCCCGTTCTAAACCGAGGACAGGGGGCAACCCCTGTAAGGCCCCTCGTGAAACGAGGTCCGGTTCCAAGTCCGGAATAAACAAACAACAAAAGTAAACAAAGGAAGAAAATATGATTACAGTAGAGTTTATTTCGTCTTATCATGGTGTTGCTGTTTATCGGGTGAAGCAGAATGGTAAATATCAACGAGTGAGCTGGTATTTTCAAACACCAGAATTTTATCGTGAGGACTTTGCTACTGGTGGATGGAATTATACCCAAGATGAGTGGGAAAGAACGATCGTCTCTAAGGCCGGAGGAATCTTCGATTTTTATGGAAACTCTGTAAATTCCGAGATAGAAAATGCAGTAAGAAGTTTGGATAGGTGAGGACAGTTCTACAGAGAAAGCGCCCGAAAGGGCGTAAACCCTCCATCGCATAGGGCGATAGCCGGTTCCAAGTCCGAAAAAAGAGGCAAACGAATTCTGTCCTCGATGTGATTCTTCTCGCTGATGGTTTCTCTCCCTCCTTCATTTCTGCTTCTCAACTCTCTTTTGTCTACCTCTTCTTTCCTCTGAATGGATAAAAAATTTCCGTTTTTTCTATGAAACTCGCTTTTGGGGGCTCAGGGTTTCATACACATGAGCATGATTTCCTTGTAATACAATCGTTATACATCTATATAAATTGATTGATAGGAGTTTTAAATTGATGTATATATATAGGATATAAGCTAGGATATAGCTGACAAGCAGAGATTTTGGCAAGACGAAAGCCACGGTTTTGATCGTGGCTTTTGTGTTTTGGGATTGCTGGCTATAGAATTATGGTTTTAGGATAGCAGGGAGTAGGGGGATTGTAAAGTTTATTTATGATTTATTAGGTTATGAGGATGCAGGGAGTAAATTAGCCATAGTGGTTTACGTATTTTGTGGGGTAGTGGCGAGGGAGACGGCAGAGAGTAGGGCCATTGCGAGGGTGAGCATTTCGGATTCATCGATTTTTCCGTCAGAGGCGGCTTTAGTGAGGAGGGGGGCGACTTTGGTGGTGTATTCCATGAGGAATGTGGCGAGCATTTCTGTTTGATCTTGGAGGTGGGGTGGGGCGAAGGTGGAGGCAGCGGAGACGAAGGGGGTTGCCTTTTTGATGGCGGAGTTAAGTTTAGCGACTTGTTCGGGTTTGATGTTAAGGGTTTGGGGCATGGTTAGTTCCTTTTTTTCTTTTTCTTTTTGGAGGTTCCGGCTTCGGACATAGCGATAGCGACGGCTTGCTTGCGGGAGGTGACTTTTTCGCCGGAGCCGGAGTGAAGGGTTCCGCGTTCAAATTCGGCCATGACGGCGTGGATTTTTTCTTTGGTGGATTTGAGTTTTTTTCGTTTTTTAGCGCCAGCGCCAAGGACATCGGGATGGCGGAGGGCTTCCTTTACGGTATGTTTAGGCATTAGTCTTCTTCCTCGGTTTCTTCTGATTCTTCTTCCTCTTCCTCTTTTTCGGTTTCTTCTGATTCTGGAGGAGGGGATTTTTCTAGGTTTTCAAAGATTACATCGAAGGTATCGACGATTGTTTTCGGCATGGTTATTTCCTCAAAAAGAACCCGCTTTATAGCGGGGATGGAGATACAAAGTATGTACTTGCTTTGGTAACTGATTCGTATTTTATCGGATTTTTATGTTTTATGCAAGGGTTATTTTTTTTTGGTAAGGTGATCGACGAAGGTTTTGATAAGTTTTTGGACATCGGTGGGGGTGAGGTTAAAGAAGGGGCGGGGGGGGAGAGATCGATGGGAGGAGAGGATTTTTCTGATTTTAGCTAGGGTTGAGGATTTTCTAGTTGACTTTTTAGCTCCGAATTGATGGAATGGAGCGTAGGAGGTGGTTGTATAGATGGAGGCGGAGTTGTTATCCCAGGCTTTGAGGATGGAGCGGATGAGGGTTTTGGAGCGTTGGAGGATGGGGCCTGGTTTGTAGCCTCGTTTTTTGCGGGTTTTGAGGGTAGAAGGTTTAAGGGGGAGCCATTTAGGTTCGCCCTCCTTTTTGAATTGGGTTTTAGAGGCTAGATAGAGGATGTGGGAAGCGGCTTTCATCGCAGATTTTCGGGTTTTGACGTTTTGGATATATTGTTGAAGGGCCCTTTCGAGAATATCTTCTCCTTGGAATTTTAGGGTTATGGATTTTTGAGAATTGGAGATGACTATCATATTAGAAAAAGAAGCTACCGAAGTTGGTAGCGGAGAAAGAACCGTCTCCATGAATAGGAGGAGTTTTCTGTTTGTGTTTTATAGGATAGAATAATTTATGGGTTAAGTCAAGGAGAGTTTTTGAGATAGGCAAGTAGGGCGGTAATAAAAGCAACGAGGCCGGTAATGAGGGAAGCAGCGAGTTGCCATTTTCCAGTTTCACGGGTTTTTTGGAGTTCGGCTTTTGCTTCTAGGGCGGAGAGTCGGCGATCGGGAGAGAGTTTTTCTTGATTTGTTTCAAAATGGGCTAGTTGTCGTTTGATAGCTTCGATTTCCATCGTAAGTTTAGCAAGAGAGAGGGCATGTTCAGTAAGCAGCTCGGAGGAGCGATCTACGAAGCTAAGTTTGTTAAGGATATTTTCAAGAAGTTTGTTCGTCTCGGAGTCCATATAGATATTTTATAGTTTTTTCAAGATCTAAACAAGTGGAAAGAGAGGGTTTCAAGAGGAAACTGGTAACGCCCAATTCTTTAGCGATAATCCGAAGGATTTGAGATTCCATACAAGTGATAATGATAACATAAATATTTTCAGTTCTAGGATTTTCTCGAATAGATTTTAAAAGTTCAAGACCGGATTTTCCAGGAAGACCTATATCAAGAGTGATTAAATCTGGGATTTCATTAGACAAAGCATCTTCTGCTTTTTCGCTAGAATCGAAGATTTCAATTTGAAAGCTGAGTTTGCCTAGTTTCTCTGCTAGAGAGTTAGCGAAGTTTATATCATCTTCGATAATAAAGGCTTTCATGTTTGTTTTGGAGAGAGAATTTTCTGAATGGGAATTTTAGGATAGTTTAAAAGACTGTCGATCTTTTTTGGTCTATGCTCTTTGTAGATAAGGATAACAAAGGAGATTCCCATTCAGAAATTATTCTGAGAGTGATTATATATTTTTTTTGCAGAAAGATCAATTTTTAGAAGGAGGTGGAATCTTTTTGTTTCCTTTTTTTCGCTCCATCGACATGTTGACTGCTTGAGCTTGTTTGACTGCTTTGGCTTTGGAAGAGTAGCCGCCTCCGTCGAGGGCTGTGCCCCCCTTATTTTTGGCAACTTTTCCTGTTTTAGCTTCAACTACGCGGTATTTATCACCTTTCTTTTCGACTTTAACTGGCATGATTTTATCCTCTTATTTCCTCGATTTTGTTACGAGGAATCGCTAATACATCCCATCGTTCATTTCCGATTCTAATCTGTTTACGAAAATGGCGAATTTCATCTTCGAGTAGCCATCCTCGTTCTTTCCAGATTTTTATGGTTGCGTTATAGTTTCCACCTAAGCTAGTGATAAAGGCTTTTAATCGGTTAGGAAATATTCCGATAAATTCCCATCTGAACCCGTTATTTTTGTTGTCCCTTTCCCAACTACCTAACCATCCATTTACAGGAGGTATAGGATTTCCTTTACTATCGAGGCGAGCGCGTTCATAAAATTCCGATTCATGAATGTGAGCCCATTCGAGAGTTTGAACTAAGAATTCTTGAGCTTTGTCGGCAGCATAGGCAGTATCCTTTGCCACCTGTTTCCATAGTTTCTCCAATACTTTCTCTCCACTCCAGGGGAATTTAAAATGGGCATCGGCTAATGCTGCGGTTACGTCTAGTAAAGCAAAATAGGCTGCCATTCGGAATTCAGCCGGTGAGTTTGTTTCAATCGCTAAAAACTTGGTTATCGATTTTTCATAAATATTTTTTAACTCTTTCCATTGTGGTTCAAGTTTCATCAAAATCTGAATGAATATAGGACCTAAGTGCCCGTAATTTCGAGATATAGTTGTCCAGATAGTATCGATCAGTTTTGCGATATATCTATTAGATTCTTCCCAAGGATTTCCCCACATTTCGATAGTTCGCACAAAGGCTCCTCCATCTGAGCTATTAGAGTTTATAGGATATTCACCGTTAGTCAGGAGGATCGAGTTCCAAGTTCCCATAACTTGAGTGCCCTTGGGTGAACCTCGAATTCTTCCAATTCCGGCTGAAATTTTGTAGATAGTAGAGGATAGAAGCTCGGAACTAGGAACTTGCTTGGTATCATCTAAAAAAATCGGAAGATCGTTTAGCAATGTTGCCGTTCTCTCTAGTCCGATTCGAGTAGTATCCCATGACTTTATGAGACTAGCTGCCGACTTTTCATCTGGGTTGCCCCAAACGGAAGCAGCAAGCCGTAAGAGTGAAGTCTTACCAGCCGAAGTAATGTAGCTCCAGTTGACCACAAAATTAGGAGCTTTCAGAATTTTTATCAAGGGAGGAGCCAAGGAGGCGTAAAGACCAAAGATAACCCGCGGATAGTTCTGAATCAATTCTAAAACGGTGGACCATTCTTCAAAGGTTCCATGCAGATATAGTGCCTTAGCGACTTGCTCTTCTCCTGCATCTTTACCTGAAAAAATCAAGGGTGGATCTTCCATCCAGATATGACTCTTTTCAATGAGTTGATTTCCCCACATAAATAGATTAGATCCATGCCACCCAAAAATGCCAGTTGCACGCTTTATTGGAATTTGATCTAAATTGAGACATTCAAAAGCCTCAAAGAATTTAATCATCATCTTGGCGTTATTTGAGTTAATCGGAATTCCAAGATTTGATAGAGAAATAATCGAATTGCTAGAAGCTAGAGTTAATCGAGAGATAACTTGTTGATGCCATAAGTCGTCTTTATACCAGGAAATTTCTACTTTCTCTTCATTTGTGTCGATGTCATAAATTCGTTTGGTGATATAGACTGGAAGAAAGCAGATTCTTTGTGATTGAATTGATTTAGCTCCTGTGGCATCGATCGAAATTTCTTCTCGGAAAATTCCACCTTCTTGAATTTTCCAGTTTGAAGGACAATATAAATCCTCTTCAGGAGCATCCTTGATAAAATCTTTGATTTGACGAAAATCTTCGGATTCATTAACTAATCGAAGCTTCGAGGGTTTATCGGGAATATATCCCTTCTGAAAAAGATCTTTAGCCGCATTGGAAAAGTTTCCCTGAAAGTTTAGAAGAGTATAAGCAGCGAATTTATTGTAGTTTTTGTTCTCAAATGGAAAGGCATTGGTGGAAAACACATGGAGTAGATTTTTTCCATCATAGTTAATAGTAGCTGAAATTCCTCTATCCTTTCCTGGTCGCCGAAGATATTCTATTCCCTTTCTCTTAAAAACGAAAGTCCATCCGTGCGATTCAAGGATGTCCTTCCAGTTTCCTTTCTCATTGAAAACTGTTCCGGGACCGGCTTTTTGTTGCTCTGGAATGGGGGGATTATAGTTTGAAGATAACTTATTAAAACTGCGAGCTAAAGAGAGCAAAGAATCCCGTTCTTCTTCTGTTATCGTTGGAATTGCATGAAGTAGCTCTTTGTTTTCCCATTTATATTCGAAGGAAGGAGAAATGATGATATATCCTCCTTCTCCTCGGGTCTCGATGATGACCTCTTTTTTCTCGTTTAATGCAAGCTTCTGTGATCCAGCAATCGTATTGCAGCGGTAAACTAAATGGAATCCCCCTGTAGGAGTTCTTTGTCTAGGAATTCGCTCAATGAGTTCATCAAGTCCATATTCCGAAGCTCGCTTTAAAAACTCCTGAGATAAATTTTCTTCATGTTTTTCATCAATATCAAGGGCCTCCATGTTTCCCGAGATTTTCCCCATAATCGCAGCTAAATTTCTCTCGATCTTTTTAGGAAACCATTTTTTTAACTCTTCCTTTGTAGGAAATCTCTCACGATAAGAATTCCAGGTAAGAAGAGGATGCTTTTCTTTATACTGACAAGGAATGATCGAAATACCACAGCCAAGATAGAATAGAGCAGCTTCGAGCATAGACATGTTTACCTCCAAAATAGAATACCATCATATTACAAATTGTAATACAAGTCAAGTGCTATGAGGAGCTAAACTAGAGAAGTCGGAATTCTGCCATAGATAAAGTTCAAAGGCCGCTTCAAAAGTTCGATAATATCTCTCTAAACTGTGAGCCTTTAAGATTTGAATTTCTGGGACTTTAGAGGAAACTTTAGGAATAAGGACAACCGCTACTTGAGGCAGTTCAACCATCGTGGTCCTAAAAAAGGCTTTATGGTAAGCCGCAAGTTGAATCCAATACTCAGGATAAATTGCCTTACTCGTTTTCCAGTCTATGAGTGTAGCAATTCCATTTATGTTTGCTATTGCATCAATGGTTCCGGCAAATCGAGGCTGCCTCTCTGAATAAACAACTCTCTCTGCACAAATAAAATCAAGTTTGAAAGTTTTTACAAATTCTCGGAAGTGATCTAAAGCTATATCAATCTCCGATAACAACGAAGGCGTTTGAATTAGAAGCTCAAGTTGCCGACTCATCATGATCTGAATTTCTTGCTCGATTGTTTCATGAATCATAAAACCGATTGTCGCTGCATTTTGCCCTTCTTGTTCTATATTTTCTTTCTTAAATTCAGATTCGCAATGCTGAAAAAATTGCTCTTCAGTTTCAACATGAGAATTTTGAGAAACTTTCCACGCTGCTTTCCAGCAAGCATTTTTCTCATTTTTAGCTTTCCAATTCGATAATGCCGGGTTAGGAATCACCTTCAAAATTCCTGTGATGTTTGCATACTCTCTTCCCGCTTCATCGACATAAATTCGTTTCCCCCATGCTCCTGTTTCTCGACGAAATAGCTTATCATCCACAGATAAAACATGCTCTATGGTATTCATTTTTCGGTTCTCTTTATTTTTCAATAAGTTGCGTTTTAGAAATGAGCTACGATCGACAATCTCTTCTTTTAATATACTTTCTCCTTATCTGATTGTCAATCGTCGATTGTAGTTTAGATATGACCCTTAATAAAAGCTTCAAGTTGGGATCTCTGTAAAACTCCACTTCGAGAATCAACCAAAATACCATTGTTCTTAAAAAGATAAAAGGCAGGCACCACTGTAAGTTGTAACTTGATAGCTAACGCGCGCTCTTGATCTATGTTCACTCGACCAAAATTAAACTGTGTATAAATCTTCTCAAGATCTTTTAAATCTTTCTCGATAAACAGAGAGTTTAAAACTCGCGGACTATAAAGGAATAGAAAAGTTGAACCTTTTAAAATAAAAGTCCCAAAGTTTTTTTCAGTGATATTTGTCATATCGGAATGTAAACCGTCCTAAATCCCAGAGTTCCATAAGGGGTTCCTGAACCCACAACATTAGGATCATTATCCCCTGTTGTATGAGTGAATAAATTCGATAAATTCAACGCGAATAAACCATTATCTTCAGACCGATTTTTCCAATGCCCTCCACGAATACAAATTCTTCTGTCTTGATTAGCAATCGAAATATAAGGACCACTTCCTAACCCGAAATTTTGGACTCCTGCTAAATTCGTTGTATTGGAAGGAATTATTACCGGAAATATTCCTAAAACTCGAAGCAATTTCGGAATACTAGCTAATGTTGACCAGACATTTGTATTGTAAAGATTCTTTAAATCCCAGAATTTATTATAGGTAAAACTGGTACTTGATAGGGGCGTTGCAACTCCATTCGATAAAAATGCCTTATAGGTTCCATCTCCAACTGAAAAAGCGTCAAACACACATCTTGGAGTTCCTGAAGCTGGATCTAATAGTACTCCCTCTTGATCTGTTCCAATCGCCTTCCATTCTGTGCTCGCTTCAGATACATCCGTATCTGGATGAACACAATCATTATTTTTTATGACTTGTATGACCCCTCCTTCAAGTTTTAACCCCAGACAAATTTCAGCAACGTTGCCAGATAAATCGTCGATTCCATAGGGAGAGCCATCATGACTCCATTCTAAAGGTCCCGATCCAGTTCGAGTGATACCTAAAAATGGCACTTGAGCCGCTACAGTTCGAGGATTATAGTTTAAATCGGTATACCAAAATCCATTTGTATCCTCAATTCCAGGCTGTCCCAACCGGTCTACTCGAACGGCAGTCTCATAAGGAGCAAACTGCCCTGTTTTAGACTGCTGACCCCAATAACCGTTACCTCCCGGCCATGTTCTTCTTCCATCCGCTACAAAGCGATAAGCAAGAAAAGCAATGGCACTCCAAGTTGCGTTAGTCATGCAACTCCAACCAGGTCCCTTTTTACGACATGCTGTAACCAAGTCATTGTAAAAAGGCGACCCTCCTAAATCGAAAGTCCAGGGTCTTTGAAAAGGCCAAGAAACAGGAATTCCAGCCGCGATTGCTTTTCCTTCTGTAGGTACTTCTTGACCTGCTGAAACTAAAGTATTCAAATATTTTGAAACATAAATTTCCCGAACCTCTTTACCTTTAACGATAAATGCTGGATGCAAACCTGGAAAAGTATTCGCTTGACCTGTCTGATTAGGAGTAAGTGAATTATCTACGGTCTGAATTCGGTAAGCCGGAATCCGAACCATAACATTCGGATACCCATAGGCATCATAGATAATTGTGCACTTTCCTCCTGAGAGCATTTCGGCATTCTGCCGATACTTATCTACATCACTTTTAGACCAAAAATCAGGAATAGCCATAATTTATTCCCCTGGAAATAGCACAACATCTAAATCGATATTATCGAGGTTCGCTTGAATCGTTGCATTTAGAAAATAAACATTCGGATCTATACCACTTTGAGAAATACTATACTTGAAAAATCCAGGATCTTCATTTAGAAGAGGAACACTGTCTCGAAGCAATAAAACTGCCTTAGTTTTAAGCTTAAATCCTGAAGGTAGTTGCAATGAAAAAGATTCTCCGATTGTAGGATTACTCCATGTATTAAAAGAAAAGGGACCTCTAGTTCCCTCTCCATATGCCTCAATCGTGGAATTCGCTAAATTGCTTGTATTATCGTTTCCAGGAACAGTTACTTTCGCTATCGCAAACTGAACAGGAACACTACTTGTAATTGCCCAATTGTATTTGTTGTTTGAATCTTTATCGAGATACAAATAATATACAGTGGAAGGTAACCCAACTGTTTTAGGAACTTCGGCGGCAGTAGTTGTATCTGGCATTGTAACTAAAATTCCGTCAACTACTCCTTGGTTGATTCCTTTACCAAACTGAATGTCGTCTGCTTCATATACTGTTAAGAATCGAGAACCTGTCGTAGCTTTGACCTTCATTCCACTGGTTTTATAGTGAAACTGATGCTTCTTGTTCAAATAACCGACCGTGGTTCCTGTAGTACCAGAACCAGGATGCGTATGAGTTCCTAATTGATCTTTAAGATACTTGGTTCGGTCAACAAGTTGTTTGACGGGCCATGTAGCAATCGCAATCTTAGTCTGTGGACTTGATGAACTAGGAGCACCACCTTGAACGGGATCGCCGCCTTGCTCTCGGGTTAGATTACTCCATTGATAGACTGCATCATGCCATTTAGATTCTTCACTGATGTCGGCCATCATTGACCTCGATTGACTGTTTTGGTTAGCTGAGTTGTAGTCGGATTTCCTGCACTATCTAGTTGAATAAATTGAACCCACTCTAACCAAGATCGTCCAGGTTTATGAGCTAAAATAACCTCGATAATAATATTTTGCTGCTCAGTAGTTGTAAAAGTCCATTTTTCTGAAGGTAAATAGATGATAACAGCAAAGGCCGCTAATTTGGGGCCACCACTAAAATCAATTTCTCCTGAAAAATCATAAAATCCATCAAAATAAGCAGAAGGTAAATCTTCAACAATAATTATGTTTTCGTAAGGAATCCCTAATCCTCGCGATAGTGCTTGTCTTATCGCAAAGGGAGTTCCTAAATGATTGTTAATTTCTGCTGCTGCTTCAATTAAATCTCGTTTTGCAGTATCTAAATCTTTTTCAAGTTGAGCAATCTGCTCAGCAGTAACCGTTTGTCCTCCTTGAGTTGTCGGTTGTGTCTTATATTGATCGATTTCCTTTTGTTTTTGTTCGATAATCCACCAACCTTTAGGACCAAGTAGCTTGAATTGGTGCGCAAGCCAAGGTAGAACTTCTGAGGGAACCGAACGAATCCGATAGGTTAAAGCAAAAGTTAAACTAAACTTATCAATTCTTTCATGAAGAATTTGATTAAGTGCCTTAGAATGAGCGTCTAAAATTCCGGCAGGAATCAAACGAATATCATTACTCATTGGCTCGACCTGTTATGTTGATGATAATCGGTCCTATATCCCACCATTCAAAACTTTGCGTCTGAGGATCAGGATTTGAAATTGGATTCTTCAAATTAAAATCGTAAATTCCTGGTAAATCTCCGATAATCCCTCGAATCTGATTGACAATTAAGTCCTTTCCGAGTTTCGATTTCATCGTAGTTTGATAAATCGTAAGCTTTTGTTGTAAATCAGATTTTACGATTTCTTCACTGGCATCCTTAAATAAAGTTAAGTCAACCTCAATCGAGCTAGATCGACGCACCGCAGCTTTAACAGTTACTTTATCTGAAATAGGTCTAACTTTGTCAGCAGATAATTTAGTAGCGACATCGGCTATTAACTCAGGAGAAGGCTCACCATATATAGCTAAAATATAAACATGAATAGCGAGAGGTTCAGGAGTTAAAACAGTAGCATCAATAATATCAGAAGAAACAGATAATGCATGAAAACGATAGGCTCCAAAAGATCCGGCTGTGGTAAAAGATTCAGGAGCCTCTAAAATTCGAGTTCTTAGATGCTCGGTATCTTCCTCCTTGCTTCCTCCACTAGAAACAGTCATGTTATGAACTGCCTCTACATTAGGGATCACTGTAGCTAAAATGTTAATTTCTCCAGCTTGAGTAATATTACCCATCGAGTCAACAATAGCAGGTTGATAACCATTCGCTTGAGGCCCCTCCTCAGTACAAGTAGATTTTACGTCAGCATAATAAGTTCCAATCGGAAGAAGCAGATCAGAATCAGTAGTGAAAGTAAACTTGCTGTCCTTAGTAAGAACTTTAGTTCCTTTGATGATAATCACATCGGCAGTTCGAGATTGAACTGCCCAAAATCGAAGAGTTGCCTTAGCTGGTTGAGAAGGAAGACGAACAACCCCTAGAAGTTTTCCCAAAAAGTCAATCATCGGAGCCTTAGAAAAATCGACTAGATTCAATAAGGAAGCTTCTTGAAAGGCGATTCGCAAAAGTTGCTCTCGATCAGCGAACATATCGATTTCTAAAGCTTCAGGTTGTGCTCCATAGAGTTTTCTGCCCGTTGAACTTTCCCAAGTAGAAATCATTGCATTTCTAATTGGAGCAAACTGAGTATCTATGTATTTTGGTTCAGTGGGCATTTCAGATTTCCACTACTGAAACATTCACGTTTTGATCTTCCTCTACTTTGCCTGTCCATTCCATTTCGATTTTGATCTTTGTGTGATCTGTAATTGAAGGTTTAATCACTGATCTTTTTACCACCGTTCGTTCTTCGTTGATTTGAATTGCTCTTACTGTCTCGGCAGTAAAGCGAGGAATAACGTCAGGATAATCCTCATCTAATAAATCCGGCAAATCCGATCCGAACCAAGGACGATAAGGTACTGTTCCCTTTAGAGTTCTCAGAATAATTTGATGACTCTGTCGAATATCATCGATTCCTGTAACAATTTCTCCAATTGAGCCTACCTTTCGACTCCAGAAGATTTCCTTAATAGTAGTTATATCAACTGGTTCACTCATAATTCTGGTAAAGTCATTTTTCCGGTAAGAGCTTTGATCATCTGATTATACTTGTCTGTTACTGTTGCTAAATCAGGATATTCAAAAGCAATAATTGAACCTCCTGAATAGTTATTCGGATTGTTTGGCGGTTTAGCTCCTGGTGCATTTTGAGCGCGAGTAAAAAATCCGCCGGATTGAGGATCTAAGAGCAGAATAGAAATTCCTGATGCTCCTAAAGAGGCTAACATCGATTGAGTAAAGTCAACCATCGCATTAGCAGTAGCTAATCGATCATCCATCTGTTTTTTTATGCTATCAGTAAAATTCTGAAAATTGTTGATTTTAGCTTGAGCATCTTGAATCCACTTATTGTATCCATCCCAAAGACCAGCAATTGATAAGGATGCCCATTCATTCGGTGCTATTACTGGCATTTCAAGTCCCCTTTGTAGGTAGTAAAGTTTCTGAAGGAGTCTGACTTATTGTTACTCCAGTTTGAGTATCTACATTATGAGTATGAGCATCATTATGCGTATGCGAATCAAATTTTGCTTGTCGGCCTGTTAAAAGTCCGCCGGCGAAGATATTTCCATTTACCATTAGATTTCCTTCAATAAGCCAGTTTGCTCCTGATTTTCCTATCGCTGCTTGTAATGAAATTGAGCCTAGCTTGGTATCGATCAAAAATTCTTTCTTAACTTTATCATACTGAATTTTTGTAGAATCGTCAAATTCAATTATGAATATATCTGGAGAATTCGTCGGAGGTTTATCAGCTTTAGAATAAGCAGCTCCGATGATTGCTCCATCCACAAAGTCCTCATCAAATACGCAGAAAACCAATTGATTTTTAACAGGTATCCAAGCAACTCGATTTTTAAATGTTGCAATCTGAAGAACAGGGAGCCAATGAGATACAAAGGCTTTTTGATCAGCGTTTTTCCGATCTAAAATCTTAACTTTAGCACGGATAAGATTTGTATCAATTTCCTCAACTAATCCCCATTTAAACACGTTTAACCTCACATTCTACAATGTAAGATTCATCTCGAATAACTGAGTGGGTGGCGGATAAAATCTGTTTTCTTCCACTCCAAACACCTAAGTCACCTGAATCTTGAAGATCAATGATTGCTCCTGCATAGGCCAAAATATTTCCACGAAAAGAGATGTTTCCGTCTGATTCTTTTCGGGTTGCTCGTTTGATTATCCCTAATGCTCTTCGTTCTGCTTCTTCCTTAGTCTTCGCTCTTTTATTTGATTTAATAAGATCCTTGAGAACATCATTAAAAGCCGGATCATCAAAGACCGCATCTAATCCTTCAGAAACTAAACCTCCTAAACTCTGAAATTCTTCCTTAACTTGATCAGCAGTTAACTCGTGTTTAACTTCTTCTTTACTTTCAGGATCGAGATAACTAACTTCTGCCTCTCGTTTAGTGTAGACATGTTTGAAGTGATAAGTCAAGAGCTGATTACTTGGAAGAACCAAAAGAGGTTGTCCGACTTCTAAGGAGAAAAGTTCTGAAATGTAAAGATAAGGTTCTTTGATTCTGATGATATATCCGTATTCTTGGGCTAGACGAGATAAAAAAGCTAGATCAGATTCATGATTCTGAGTTAAAGCTTTGATTCGGATGTCTTTAATTTTTTCTACTCCAATAAGCTGAAGATTATGACGAATGGCGAAAAGAGTTAAAATTTCACGTAAAGATTTATTCTCAAATGTCTGAGAAAACTTAGTTCTTAGTCTTTTAGTAATTGCAACTCCTATTCCTCTCATTTCGCAAGTTCGTTGTCCTGAAACATTTTTGTCTATTTCAACTTCATCTATTTCAAAGGTTCCAAAATCAATATGTTCTTCTCCTTCCCATCCTAGAATAATCTTAACCTTCGAGCCTTTTTTAGGAAACCATTCTTTATTCCAGAGATTATGTTTATTATTCAAAACAAGCTCGAAATTATCAGCTTGATCGAAAAGATAATCGGTGACTTGTAACCGTTCAATCATGCGATTTTGCATAAGATCGGCAGTAATATCTACTCCTTGATATTCAATAATTATTGAGGGCTTTTTCGTAGCCACGGTGCAGTCTTCTTATCTGAAAGAATTTTTGCTTGCTGTGTTTTTGAAAGAAGCGGAATTCTTAATATAAATCCGGCCGATAACAAAGGGATTATCGGAACTGTGGGATTAGCTTTAATAATTCGATGTACTCCATCTGGATCATCACCATAGTGAATATAAGCGATATTACACCACCTATCTCCATCTTTGGTTATATATTCGATATATTCTGTCATTCTGGCCGTCTAAGAATGTCCCCTGGAGGAATCGAATTTTTGTCTTCAATGATTATCGAGTTTTCATTTTCTTGAATCGTAAAATCTGATTCTTGCTTTTTAGCTGTAGTTTTCTTCTTTTTCTTTTCCTTCTGAGGAACAACTTGAGTTGCAATTATCGGATCTTCGACCCATTCCTTCATAGCAACTCGAACCTCTAAATCAATTGGATTTCCATCTTGACCATCTTCCTGATTATCTATTTCAATATTTTCAATTACAAAGGTCCCCATAGATTCTGGACCTTTGGTAAATAAAAGTGGATCATGAGTCGCCGCTAATGCTAACAATTTATTCAGCTCCAATAAAGGAGTTGTAGCAGGACTTTGTTGTTCTAATAAAGCCCAATTCCAGCGAATTTCTAGGAACACCCTTTTTAATTCTTCACCGGCAAAATCTAAGGAAGGCTTTTCTTTGAGAATTGGATGCTCAGGCCAAAGATAACCATATCGCCGATTTAATCCTCTAACTGGATTAAACACTTGAAATATTATAGACTTCGATGAATCATTCTGACTCTGAAGTACTCCCCAAACTACACTAACAAAATTTTCCTCTGGCATTTTATCCTATTCCGTAGGAAAGCCGTTCTTGTTTCCTCCTTGCCTCGTCGATTAAAGCAAGGAGATGCCGTTCATATCTTCGTAAAGCACTAAGTAAAGTTTCCTCGGTTGTTTGTTCTTTAGCCATTCTATCAGATTGAATGTTGATAGTAGGAGCAAAATTGATAGAAATCGAAGAGGGTTCAGGTGTAACTCTTTCTATTTCTCGAATTTCACGACCGGATTCAATCGGCATCCGATGTAAAGTAGGCCGACTAGGAGCAGGAGGAGAAACTAATAGTTTGAAGCGTTCAAAGATAAGTCTAAATTTATTAAAGGCTTCAGTTTCAGTCGGTAAAATCGGTAAAACTTTAGAGGATCTTCCTGTTTCTTTAGGCAATAAATCTTGAAAACGTCTTCCCCCAAGTCCTCGTTTAAATTGTTGATTCTGTTCTTGAAAGCGTTTCTTTTCTTCTTTATCTAACGTTTTAAAATAAAAGGGAATATAAAGAGCTTTTAATCGCTCTAAGGCAGTAGAATGCTGAACGATTTTGGCCCAATCCCCAGGTTCAAATTTCGCTTCTTTCCAAAGATCTAAAACTTTTTTCCAGATACCATAAAGAACTAAACTCATTGCAACTGTCGGAAATAAAGCAACTTGCATTCCGGCAATAGTAAAAGTTAGCATTTTGGAAAGACGAATTAGTTTGCCAAAGGCTCCTTGAGAAGTTGATAGGAGAACTGAAAAGCGCCGCCAATTTCGAGGCAAGTCGGCTGAAATCTGAAGAAACTTAGTTGCTCCAGCTAAGATTAACGAAAGTGATCCACTGATAACTGAAATTCCAGCAAAAGCTTGAACAGGACCCATGATAGCGCCAACTAAAGTAGGATGAGTCTTAACCCATTCATCTAAAGCTGCGGTTGTTTCAATAAGAATATCTTGTAGACCTTTAAAAAATCCAGAAGTAGGTTTTACAAGATCGAATCCAAGATTTTTAATATTTCCACCCAAAGTTTCGGTCTTTTGTGCCATTGCATCCATAATAACGTTGACTTTGGTGAAAATGTCGGCACTAGATTCCATTCGCCGGCCAGCTTCGTTGAAACTCTTGACTCCTATTGCTCCTATAGCAGCTAGAGCTACGGCCGCTTGTTTTCCAAAGAGCTGTTTAAGTAGAATAAGTCGTTCTTCTACTGGTACTTGAGCGCGTGCTAATGCATCCATAGCAATAACAACTTGCTCAATTTGAAATACTCCATCTTTGAAGAATTGAAAGCCTCGAACGATGTTTGCTGTTTTTGCTGAAATAAGATCTGTTGATGCAAGCAGTTTATCGAGCTTTTCTCGTAAAGAAGGAGCAGCAATAATTAGGTTGCCCAAAGCTGTACCTACTTGCTGTCCTTTTAATCCCATTTGAGAAAGTGCGCCAGCTAGTTGTAAAACTCGCTTAGCTCCTGTTAATCCCTCTATACCAACAAGTCTAAAAACTGGACCTGCATGTTTGAGTAAAAATGCTAATCCTGTTCGACCTCCTAATTGGACTCCTAATCGACTATGAGCCCGCTGCATTATATCTACAAACTTGATCATGTCAGAGGAAGCAATACCTAGATTCCGGCTAAAATTGACAATAAATCGACCTGCATCTTCAAAAGTAAGATCTTCACTAATAGTCTTAAAAAAGGCAGCAGCAGTAATTAAAGAAGTATTTAGTTGATCCTGTTGACCCACTAACTCTTGGATAGTAGCTCCTTGTTCTGCCATTGTTCGAGTAAGATCAGCCATATCCTTAATCGAACCTGGAAGCATATTACCTAAAGTTTTATTGATTTCTATGATTCGCTCAAATTCGGAGGGTAAAACTCCTCCTACTTCAAGAAAGGCCACTTTAAGACGAGTTAAGGCATCTTCAACTTCTGAAAACGCTATTAGAGGAGCCGCAAGAACTGATTTGATTTTATCAGTGATGAATGCAATATCTTGATAAGTAGTAATGATACGTCGGCCACCTAGATCTAAATTTCTTCCTGCTTCATCTGCGAATCTTCTCGATGATCTAGTTACTCGATTAAGATTTTCTGTTGCGCTGCGTGAAGAAGCTCCTAGAATTTTAGACCATAAGTCCCTAGCGATTAGAGTTAATTTGAGGGTGAAATTTGTGGGAATTGGCATAGAACTCTCCTAGATTTTATGGATTCGATTCCAAAGTAATCTTGCCTCATAAATATATCGTTTTAGGAGAGTGAGTTCAGTTTCGAGAATTTCTGTTTTTTTCCAACCTGTAAAATGACTTAAAAAGAGGAAAGACTCATAACAAAGCCCCAAAAAAAACGGTTTGCTACTTCCTGCAATTTTAAAACATCTTGCATATCCATTCTCAAAATTTCGGGAAGTGTTACGTCTTGTCCATCAATTTTTACAAGAGGAACTAAAAGAGCAAGGCAAGTTGAGAAAGCGTCCTGGTTTTCAGGAATGTTTTGGATGCACTTTTGCCAATCATATCCTGTTCCACGTCGAATTATTGCTTGCTTTTTACAAATGGGCAATTCTAAAATCTGATAAATTTCTTCAGAAGGAGGCTTGCCATTTGAAGATTTTTTCTCTTGAGAACTAGCAATACTTGTAGAACTAGGAGGAACCAATCGGTTAATATCAACTTCAACACCTGGAATAGGTTTAAATTCAGAAAGTTTTTCTTCAATGATACTCTTCTTTTTCAATCTTGCTCCGATTCTGCGGATAATTCTGTTGAATCCTCTGTACTTTCTTCGCTACTAGAGCTTGATTCTAGCTGCATCTCTTCATCATCTCCGCATTCCATCGAAAAAAGTAGAAAGATAAAAAGTAATCCTCGAAAAATCTTTCTCATCTAACCTCCGATATTTTGTGTAAACTTCGCCAAAACATCGATTCCGTTTGCTATAAGAATATTGTTGAATACATCGATATAAAGATATTCAGTTTTGTCAACCACGATCTTAAATGAGTTAAGATTCATCTCATTTTCAAATTCAGCTTTATCTTGCCATCGATAATTTCCTCCTGGAACAGTCATAAAGGTTCCAAGAAGCACAGCCGAAAGTGGTAACTCTGAAACACGGCCATCTAATCCTGTCCAAGATTCCAGAGATGCAAAAGCCTCAACTTTAACTACTTTGGTCGGATTAACTAAATGTTTGTAAACCTCCTCATAAAACGCGGCCCACTTAATGCGGGTTTCCATTGCCTCAATGCCAGCGAAAACTCGTGGAGTTCCAACCATACCTAATCCACGATGTTCAACCATCTTGTAGGTGATTTTAGGAAAATCAATTTCTTCTGCCCGACCATGAAGAATTTGACCATTGATTTTAATCGATGCGTTAGTAATCTGATTAACTAAAAGTTTAGAAGAAGAAGCGGCCATCGTTTAATCCTTATGTAGCTGGTAAAGTGGCCTTGAGTAAATCAATATCGATGAAGCTTTCAAAGGTATAAGTTTCTGCCGGCGTTTTACCCATGAAAATTAAGTCAAAAGTCAAATGGCCCTTTGCGATTTCTGTAGTAGGATTTTTCTTTGGATTGAAAACACACTTACTACCAACAAGTAAGGCACCTCGGCCTATTAGAGTCGACATAAATTGATTGACTGACTCAACTACTCCAGAAATTAACGCATCATCAATATCCTCATCTAAAAATGGAAGAAAGCTAAGTTCGATTGACTCATGCAAAACGTCGGCAATACGCCGCATCTTTGCATAGGTTATCGGATCAGTATCAGTCGGATAAGCAGCCGTTCGATTTCCAAATGAACGATAACCACTATTTGGAATTGATAGCACTGTCCAAATTCCATTTTTATTTAATTTCTGGACATCGGTGGTTGGATCAGATAATGAGGCAGTAAGAGGAAATTCCATTCCAATTGCAGCATCAAGCTGCTTATTTGAAAAGCTCTTCCAGTATCCTTGCTCAAAATCGGTTTTTACAGCAACAGCAGCGAGGTTTTGAGAATGAGGTTCTAATGTAGCAGAATTTAAACCAGTTGAAAATGTTTTAATATGAGGATAACAAAGCAATCCTCGGCCATTACTTGTGTTAAAAGTATGATTAGAAGCATTTCTGTTGGAAATAACAGTATCAGGATTTTTAGTTCCTTTAGGATGATCTTCAAAACAAAGAGCACGAGTTTTACCCGCAATAGATTCCATCTCTCGGGCTACTCCGGCTGTCGTGCTTCCTTCTCCATGCGCGCCAGGACATAAAATGAGTTTAGGATTAAGTCCGAATTGAGAATAGGAATCTAAAAGCTTTTTTAGCCCCGTTCTAACTCCACCCGAAACAGTTCCAATAATCTCGCTGGAAGTTACTCCCGAAGGCTTGGCGCGTCGATAGGATACGAGAATTGTTGCTCCTGATGCAACTGTAATCATCGTTAAAATGCCTTTACGATAATCAACAGTATAATCTGTTCCCTCCACTTGAACAACAGTTCCTACTTTTACGACTAACGTTGCAGGACTTGTTTTAAGAACTACAGGATAATCTAATTGAACTTTGAGAGTTGAAGGAACTGTATAACTTTTTTCTGCTTCTGCAACAAAATGATTCGTGTTGTTGGGATCGAAAACATTAACAACTAATGCTTGCCCCAAGCTAGTAGCAAAAAGACGACGGAGGGCCGAAGTGATTGTCCAGCCTTCTTTAAAAGCAGGAACATTAGAATTAGTAGTAGTAAAGATTTTTTCAGTTAACAAAGCTGTATCTGAAGTAATCGATTTAACGATATGAACTTCAGAACCGACTTTGAATGCTTCTCCTTCTCCTAATTCAGAAAGAAATTTAGTAGAAGTACCTGTAACTGAGTTAGAATCTTTAGTAGTTGAAACTGTGCCAGAAAGAGCATAAAGGATGTTAGGATCACCGTATTTTTCTTCAGCTTCAACATCGGAATCAATTAAATCTAGTTTATTTGTATTCGGAGCAATAGCATCAAATTCAGGAGCTATACCGACCAGACCCCATACGGCCGTAGTAACAACACGAATTGGCCGCTTTTTAGTTTTAATCTCGACGAATTCTAACCCATGAATAAAATCAACTGGCACGGTTTAATCCCTTCATGGTTGCGGAGGAGGAGGAGGAACTGGAGGAGGAGGTTTAACTCCTTCACTAATTCCTGTTTCTGTTGAAGGAACGATAAATTGCTCAAATGGAGTTCCTGTTTCAAAGGAAGCATCAAAAATCAGTTTTTTAAGTTTGACTTTGAGAAGCGGATCTATCAATTGAACTGCCGGAGTTTTGGTTTGAAATAGAATTCCATAAAAGAGAACTCCATAAAGTCCCTCTCCGGATGTCGGCTCAAGTGTAATTCGCTTTGTTGGATAAAGTCTGCTAAATCCTGGTACTTGAAATCCAGTTAATGCGAATTTAGCAATTTCAAGCATATTGATTGCGTTTAGTTGATAATTTTTCTGACGAACATGTCGGCGACAAACTGCAATTAACATCTCGATCGTTTCTTCTTGATGGATGAAATCGAGAGTTCTGGAGTCGCTAAAATCTGATCCACGGAAATGAACTAAATAAGCTCCTTTGGGATGTTGGAAACTCTTCCAATACTCGATGGGATCTTCCGGCCAGTCTTCAACTTTAGCACCTAATTCCTTAGTAAAAAGGACTAATCTTTCCTTAATTCCAGTGATTAAAGCAGAAATAGTTGTAGGATCATGATATTCTTGCTTTCCTATTTTAATTACTGGGGATGTTGGCATCAAATATTCTCGATTCTTGCTAACCAGCCTTTAAGATGTTTCGTGTGTACCGGATTATTAGCTGCCAAGTAACGATAAAATGCTCTAGCTTTCTCCTTAATTCCCAACAAAACAACATTATTAACAGCTTCAAGCGTTTTAGGACCAAAAACACCATCAACTACTAAATTCGCCCCTTGCTCATTCAAGGCCCTTTGTACTAATTTATGAGCCTGCGCATGTCCCATGTTAACAGCTAAAGAAAAAATTAAATTAACTACTCGTTGCGATTCGATCTTTTCATAAATCGATAACCAGTAAAATTTCTTGTAGAATTCCTTTGCATCTTCTCGGGTTTCAATTTTAGCATCTGGATAAGATCGCTTATCGATTCCCCATCGTGATTCTTCTCCTGTTTCAGAATCACGATAATATTCTCCCTCTCGCTTTAAAACTAATTCAATTGCTTCTTCGCTGCTTACCATTTTGCTAGTTCAGTGTTAGTAAAAACTCGATTAGTTGCTGTTTTGTTTATGCGAAATTCAGTTGTTTTAGTAAAATCACCTGCACCCAATCCTAAATTTATTCGTCCCGACTGTAAATTTGTTAGTTTCCTCAAAAGTAACTCTTCATCTTTAAGCAAGCTTTCCGGTAAATCCGTCAAATATCGTGCCTTAAGAAGATCAATTCGAGCTGCCTCAACTGCAAGATCTCTAATGAGAGGTGGAATTGTAGTAAATGGAAAGGGAATATCAGGATTACCTCGAACGAATCCATTTACTAGATTCTCAGCTCGCCCTCTGAAATAAGCAACTTTTTTTTCTGAAATTTGACCTTCTCCCTTTTCATCAGTAAGATCAAGCAAAATTTCCTCTGAAAGAGCAGACTTTAAATCTGATAATTCAAAATAATTAGGCATTAGTAAACTAACCTTACCAGCACGTAGCTACCAGCATTAACAGAGGTAGTTGCTGAATTCGGTCGAATTGCATAACCATTAAGTTCTTGTCCTGTCCCTTGTGGAATCGCCTGACCGTTCGCATCACTTGTCACTTTTGCATAAAAATCCGAACCCGTCCAAGAAATTGTTGCTCCTACTAGAACATTCACTTCACCGGAAACAACAACAGGCATCATGTTATTTTCACCAGCTTTAGGTACTTCAGTATCCGCATCGGATACTCCAAAAGCCTTTTTTCCTAATCCACAAAGTGCTCCATCAAAACCGATAAAGCGCTCTTTAGCAAGGACAGCTCCTACAGTACCAGATGGAGCAATGGATCGTGTATGAAAGGGAAAATAAGTTCTCATTTACGTTTTCCTTTTCCGCTCTTTCTTCCTCTTGGTTCGGGTTCCGATTCAAATTCTGGCCAATTTTCCTCTTCCTCTTCTTCCATTGAAGGATTAGATGGTAAATTTTGTTCTTCTGTAGAAAGAGGTTCTAAGAATGTCGTTAAATTTCGCGCTTCAGTTTGAGGAACTTCAACAATATCTCCTGGTTTATATAATTTTGAGTGGCGTTGAAATTCACAATTTTTTACTCGATATTTCATGTTTTGTTCTAGGCCACTGCGTTTTTGATTAGAACTCCAGCTTCCTTACCCAGGATTACATGTTTGAAAACTTCGGTGGATCGCACAATTTCTACTTTATTTTTTTCAGTATATCTATCGATTGGTGCCCAACCTTCCATCATTAAGGTATATCCGAAGGATGGATTATAGGGAGAGCGCAGTTGAGGATCTAACTGAGGAACATATCCAATCCACATGTCTTTACCGATTACATCTTTGAAAGTTCCATCATCCTCAGCATAAACCATATATCCAACATGTAACTGAGCTAACTCAAGCTTATTTTTCATCAATTCTAAGGTAACAATACCTGTTTGAGTATATTTGATTACATCAAGAAAAGACGCATGTTCAGTTAGATTAGCAAAAACTTTAGGTCCCATGATTCCAACATAACTATTAGGATTCCGACCTATAGTCTCTCGAAGAGTCTCTTTCATGTCCTTAATGTCTTTAATCGGTTTAGAAGCGGCATCATTCCATTGAGCCGTACCTGATAAAGTCCGAACATGGGAAGCATCGTATTGGGTAGCATCAAAAACTAAATCGGCTGCAAGTTTTTCTTGTTTTACGGCCATTGCTTCCGTAACTGTCAGCATCGCATGTTGTTGGAGAGGAAACATATCCTCATGCTCTTCCATCCAATCAATCGGATATTCAAGCTCATGCTCTTCCAATCGGAAGGTTAAGGTCGTTCGATCTTCAGGATTTATTCTCCGAGTTGTTGTTGCTCGCGGAGCCCGCAGAGTCTCATAAATCTTGAAGGACTCTTTAGTGAACTGAGGAATGATTCCTGTTAACTTTGGAACTGGTACTTGAGGTAAAGCGAATTGCATCACAGCAGCATTGTTACTATATCCCCTTGCCAGTCGAGATAAAACTGGATCAACAACACGTAGTTTACTAAGCCGATCCGCCATTATTTATTCCCCTTTTCATAAAGAGATGTTTGTCCCGACCGAATAATTTTTAATGCCGCTAGATAAGAGATATTATGTTTCTTAGAAAAAGCGAATGCCTTCCTATCTAAAACAGCTAGTTCGGGATTTACAGTTCCTTTAAACTCCTCGTCCTTTGGAAGTTCTGGAATTTCCTCTTCTGCTTCTTGTTTTGTAGCAATCTCTTTGAAATGTAATCTATTAGGTAAACCTTGAAGAAACTCTTGAAATTTCACCACAGGAGATTTTGTTGTTCCTGATGAAGAAAAAGCATAGGAATTTATTGACGAAAAAATCATGAGAAAATCCACAATATCTGATTTTTCTTTTGGCAAAATTCGAGGATTCTCAGAAGAAGAAAGAGAATCAACAAAAGCTGAAAATTCAGAACGAATTCGTTTTGTTCTTTCCTCTTTGATCTCTGCTTCACGAGCTAAAATAGCTTTATTAAGAGCTTCAATCCGTTTTTCCTGTTCTTGGAATCTTTTCTCAAAATTATTGTCAAAATCTTTAGATTCTTCTTTCATGGTTTTCTCTTGCTGCTGAAAAAAGCAATGAACTGTGGAGTCATTATCGAAAGAGAACTCAAAATTAGGATCGGCTAATCCTTTAATAGCAGGTGGGACTGCTCCTAACCAACCTAAATGTTCTAAAAGCCAACCCCTTTCAGGGTCCTTCACTATAGCAATAGATCGCTCATGATAAAGCTTTTGATTCAGCCAATCAGCAAACTCAGATGGATAATCCTTGATTTTAGCCAGTAATTTATCACCTTCCCGTTTTAGAGAGCTAACAACTCCGTATCGAGGAGCATTCTCCTTTGGTAAGATATGACCTAGAATATTAGGCGCTTTTTTTCCTGCCCATATAGGAGCAGCATGTTCTCCTATTTCATAGTTCTTAACAAGTTGATCTAAATCTGCTTCAGAAAAGTTTTCTTCTTTTCCATCTCGATCAACATGTTTTCCGGTTTTAAAAACTTCAAACCAAGGAGTTTCTTTTGCTGATTTTGCAGACATGTTTTTTTTTCTTGCAATTTAAAAAAAGTTCTGATACTCTTTTTGATGTTAAATAATTTAACGTTGAAACTATCATAAATCAAGAAAAAAAAAGAGTCAAGAAAAAAAAATGGGCGCTGCAACTAAAGACATTACAATCGAGCAACATGCTGATTATTTGATGAATGTCACTCTAAAACAAAATGCCACTACTGCTTTAAATATTACAGGCTATTCAATTTATTCTACTGCCCGTACAGCTTATGGAGCTACAGCAAAGTGGTTTGATTTTACAATTGTCGTTACCGATGCAGTTAATGGAAAATTTGATGCGAAACTTACCGCAGCACAAACTGCTGGATTGACTCAAGCAACCAGTGGAGTTTATGATGTTCTCCTTGTAGCTCCTGGAGGACAAAAGCAAAGAGTTTTTCAAGGAAAAATCACGATTTCCAGATCTGTAACGCAAGTTTGAGGATAGAATCATGGCCGATGTAACTGTGGTTGAATTAGGTACTCCAGGACCAGCAGGACCAGCAGGAGCAACCGGAGCAACCGGAGCAGCCGGTTCTCCTGGAAGTAACGGAATCAATGCTCAAATGACGCGTGATTCCACTACTTCCTTTACCATTGGTACTGGTTCTAAAGTTTTTTCTTTTACTGTTGCCTTTACTAATGGAGGATGGATTGTCGGAATGCGGATTCGCGCCGCTAGTAATGCTAATGTTGCGAATTACATGGAAGGCCAGATTACTGCATTGGACGCAACTAGCGTTACCCTTAACGTCAATCAAACTGGTGGTTCGGGAACTTTTGCTGACTGGAAACTTGGAGTTGCAGGAGATGTAGGCGCAACAGGAAGTTATACTGCTGGGGCAGGTCTTACTTTAACCGGTTCTACTTTGGATGTCGGCGCAGGGAATGGAATCCAAGTTGATGCAGATTCGGTTACTGTCAAGTTAGATGGTACAACACTTGCCAAAGGAGTAAATGGTCTAAAAATCAACACGGATGGAGTTACAACAACTGAGCTTGCTGCTTTAGCGGTAACCACGGCAAAATTAGCTGACGACTCAGTTGATTCAGCTAAACTCAAAGATGATGCAGTTACAGATGCTAATCGTGCCGTCACCACAAATCATCTTCGAGATCTCGCTGTAACCACGGCAAAATTAGCTGACGATTCCGTTGACTCAATGAAACTCAAGGATGACGCAACAACGGATGCAAACCGAGCGGTTACCACAAACCATATCCGAGACAGCGCGGTTACAGAAGCGAAGCTCGCCGCTTCAGTTGCAGGAACAGGACTTACAGGAGGAGGAGGACAACCTCTAGCCGTAGGAGTAGGAGCAGGACTTGCTGCAACCGCTAACGAGGTCTCAATCCCAACCGACGGTATTGTAACCTCTATGATTCTCGCTCAAGCTGTCACTGAGGCGAAACTTCATACTAGTGTTGCCGGTGCAGGGCTTACAGGAGGAAATGGATCACCACTTGCTGTTGGAGCTGGTGATGGTATTGCAGTTGCCGCCAATGATGTAGCAGTTAAACTCGAAACGGACGCAGGACTTCAGTTTGATGCAGTTAACAAAGGGCTTGAACATAAGCTTGATGGAACAACATTGTCGGTTTCTGCTACAGGTCTTAAAGTTGCTTCTGCTGGAATTACAACAACTGAACTCGCTAACGATAGCGTCGATGCTACCAAACTCAAAGACGATGCAACTGTCGATGGAAATCGGGCAGTTACCACTGACCATATTCGCGATCTGGCGGTCACAAGTGCAAAACTAGCCGCAAGTGCCGTAACAGCAGGAAAAATCGCAGTAGGTGGCATAAGCGCATCCAACCAGTTTGTTGCTGGAGTTGTCGATACCGCCGCGTTGGCGGCCGATTCCGTCGATGCAACGAAACTCAAAGACGATGCAACAACTGACGCCAACAGAGCTGTAACCACGGACCATGTTCGCGACCTAGCGATTACCAGTGCAAAATTGGCAGCAAGTGCCGTAACAGCAGGAAAAATTGCTACAGGAGGTATTTCAGCGGCCGGACAGTTTGCGGCAGGAGTCATTGATACTGCTGCTATTGGAAATGCTCAAGTCACAAAAGCAAAACTTGCGAGTGACGCTACAAACCTGCTTACCGATGCAAAACGAGCCTCTGCCTATGTAACTGTTTCTTCTACACTCACCACTGGTACAGCACAGCCTCTTTCTCTGGCAGATTCGCTTTTCACTGGGAAAGTGGCAGGGGGTGCTATCAACGGAAACGGCACCGATGGCGTTGTGGCGGGAAGCTTTGCAACTGCTGCCGCAGAAACAGGCACAGCGGCTACACAAGCTGGACTTGGTTCTGCGGCAGCATCAAATCAACCCTATAATTCAACGGACTTTCCAGGGCAAACTGATATTACAGTGCTCCTTCAAAAAGCCGATGGAGATGATGTTTTACTTAAAGATGTGTTAAGCACAGCAACCGGTGCTGATATTAACGCAAGAGTTTATGGGTATCTTTCCTATCGGTCTGATTTAGGTGTTGATCTTAAATGGCGTTTGTGGTTTTATTATCGTCGAGCAAGCGACGGCTTTGAAACTCCCTTTACCCCAGATACTTCTTTGACAAATGCTGCTTTAGCGGTCCCCGAAGTTTTTACGCTTAATAATGTACCTGTCAAATCTGGTCTTGGGATTCCTATTGTTGCAGGGCAAGCCGCTGCTGCTTTGGGACCTGGTTCAGTGGGTACTACTGAATTAGCTTCTCAAGCCGTTACTGAAGCTAAGCTTAATACTAGTGTAGCCGGAGGAGGTTTAACCGGAGGAAATGGAACAGCTCTTGCAGTCGGAGCAGGTGATGGTATCCAGGTAGATCCCGATGCCGTAACTGTCAAACTCGATGGCACAACGCTTGCTAAAAGTCCAACAGGGCTTAAAATTGCAGCTTCAGGCGTAGGCTCACTTGAATTAGCCGCGGGGGCTGTAACCGCGGGAAAAATCGCAGTAGGTGGAATTTCCGCAAGTAATCAGTTTTTAGCTGGCGTAGTGGATACTGCGGCGCTCGCCAACGATGCCGTAGACGCAACGAAGCTCAAAGATGATGCAACAACCGATGCGAATCGAGCGGTAACCACGGATCATATCCGCGACCTGGCAGTTACCTCTGCAAAGTTAGCCGCGGCCGCCGTAACTGCTGGTAAAATCGCTACAGGCGGAGTTTCTGCGAGTGCTCAATTTGCCGCGGGAGTCGTTGATACTGCGGCATTGGCAAATGACGCAGTCGATGCTACCAAGCTCAAAGATGATGCAACGACAGATGCTAACCGAGCTGTCACAACTGATCATATCCGTGACTTAGCAATTACCAACGCCAAACTTGCTGCTAGCGCTGTTTCCGATGCTAAAATCGATGCAACAGGTATTACAACCCGTTCTAAACTTCCTGCTGCTTTGGCTTATGAAGACGAAGCTAACGTTTTCACTGGAGCAACCCAGGAGGTAAAAGACCTCGTCCTCACAGATCAAGATGCTACACCTGTCGGTGCCCGTCGCCTGCGAAATATTGACGGAATTATTAAAGCGACCGACGGTACTCAAGCCGAAGGAAGATATATCAGTAAAGCATCTCTTGAACTCCTTTCTAAAACGGAGCTGCCCGCTGCTGTTGCCTATGAAGATGAAGCAAACGTTTTTACAGGCGCAACGAATGAATTCAAAGATGTTGTCTTTACCGATCAAGACGCTACACCGGTAGGTGCTCGCCGGCTTCGAAATATCGATGGTATTCTGAAAGCAACCGATGGTACTCAGACTGAAGGAAGATACATTTCCAAGACATCGCTTGAACTCTTAACAAAAACGGAGCTTCCTGCCGCCGTTGCCTATGAAGATGAAGCGAACAACTTTACAGGTGCAGTCAATGAGTTTAAAGATGTTGAACTGAACGATCAGGATGCTACCCCCATTGCAGATCGCCGGCTTAGAACCATAGATGGGATCATCAAAGCTACGGATACCGCTCAAGCGGAGGGACGATATATTTCTAGACTTTCTCTTGAACTCTTAACAAAAACAGAATTACCGGCTGCTGTTGCTTACGAAGATGAATCAAATAATTTTACAGGCACAGTCAATGAGTTCAAAGATGTTGAGCTAAATGATCAGGATGCCTCTCCTGTAGCCGATCGTCGGTTGCGAACCATTGACGGAATTATTCAGGCTACAGATACCGCTCAAGCCCAAGGCAGATATATTTCTCGTGATTCAGTTCAGGGCCCCAATGGTGACATTTTCAAATCGATGAATCCTGAAGAAGCATCGCTCTTCTTCGCCGCGCCCGCAGTTCTAGGAACTATCGGAACAGGTGACGATCGGGTTCGGACTTTAGATTTTGCCGATGGTTCTACGCTCTCCGCAGAGGTTTCCTTTGTTGCCCCTGCAACAAGTGTAACTTTCAGAATCATTTGGACAGCAAGTGTTACAACTGGCAACTGCCGACTAGGCGTAAGTATTAAGGGAAGCGGAGATTATACCGCTGCCTATCCAGCTCCTACTTCGGTGGATTCTGCTGCACCAGGCACAGCGAATAACGCCAAAAATACAGATTTTACTTTGA